CAGATGCATCCAGTAGATTTGCCCCTTCCTCAATCACCCATTGTACTGCCTGCTTACACTTTTCAATAAGTTCCAGGTTTCCATTTCTAACACGGGTTGTATACCGCTTTCCACTTTGTTTCCTGGTTTCTGTAAGAGCAATGACGATCATGTCCCAGGGACTTTTTTTTATAAAATGCAGAACAGAAAATTTAACGCCGGTATCCTCAATGGTTCCTGTACTTATTCCTAAACTTTTACACAAGCCTGAGATAATCTCACTGGCAGTCATGTTCTCAAACTTTTTGTCCATTTTACTGCGTGTGAGCCACCACCGAATATCCCTGGCCGTATACTTTATTGCTGTACTACTCCGGGTTTTGCTTTTTTTAGTGATGATATACCTCATGAGTTCCTGGTCCGCAAGATCATATATCACAATGGCGCTCCCATTTGGGAAATCTGTTTTTCCATTGACCTTTGTTACTTCCAGATTAAGAGTTCGGGAAGCTTCATCTTTGCTGCCACCCCAAGTCATGGTAGCGACAGCCTCTTCAATCCAAGATATAAGATTTTCCTGAATAACAGCAACCTTATACTTTTCCCTTTCTTTGTATAATTCTTTCATGACGGAATTGTAAATACCTGTCCAGGATATATTAAGCTTGCATTCTTTATGGGAGGATTATTAGCACTAAATATTTTTGTATACTGGCCCCCATTTCCATAGAATTTTTTCGCTATATTCCACAGGCTGTCTCCTTTCACAACAGTGTAGGTGTTTGCAGTAGCGGAGGTTTCCGGCCGGTCCGATTGCTGCTGTACCTTAGGTGCTTCTTTCACTACTTCCCGGATTTTTATGAATTTAAACTCCTTAAATTCAATATCATAATACACATCCCCTGGCTCCCCGCCTTTCTCCCTGTAGTCAAACTTCCGGATTGTAGCGTACATATTTACACCAGTCTTAGTTATCAGCAATTTTACTGGTTGGCCAGACTTCCGCCATTTCTCTATTTTTTTTACTGCTTCCCATGGATTCGGTATATCTTCTACGCTACAATAAGAAGAATCATAATCTCTGGGAAAAAAAGAGGAGAACGACACCACTTGCAGCATACTATTGCCGATTATGGTACGTTCTCCACCCTTAATAACCTGTACATCCGTAAAATTATTGCCACCCCCGCTGATTACCGGTTCAGAGGGATTGACCGGTAAAATTATATTGTCTTTCAAGTTTTCAAACGATATTTTATATATCAATCAACAGCCTCCTCTCCCATATTATCTGCGGTTTCTTCTATATCATCAGCTAATGCTGCCAGTATCTTCTGTACCAGCCTATCTTCATCACCCTCTCCTGTTATCTCTACGTATTCGATTATCTTTTCAATAAAGTATTTCTTCTCAACCTTGCTTTCTGCAGACGAACTATAGGAATTTGATGTATTGCTATTATTTATTGGCTGTGCAATATCTAATCCTGAATATTCATCACTACCACCGGAAGGATTCTTTGGCTTGGAAGGCTTCTCAGACTCTTCGGGATCCGGTAGCTGATAAGGCTTCATGGACGGTATCACTACCTCAGGAGTATTCGCACTCATGGTAACTGTCATATCGTCAGTCAGACTTTCTATTTCATTATTCAGCATAGCCTTAGTATCTTTCAGACCTTCCGCAACACCGGCACCCATATTAAATCCTACTTCGGCTTTCATCACCCGGGATGGGGAATGTATTCCGAGGAAATTCTTGAATTTTCCTACAATGGAGCCCGCAACATTTCCTATGGTGCTACCAATCTGCTTTACTCCGCTTAACAGGCCTTCCCCGATTCCCTTTATCAGATCAATGCCAAGCTGCAGCCAGTCCACCCCTTTCAAAGTGTCCCAAATTGCAGATACCAAATTTAAGGCACCCTCAACCAAAGTAGGTAATGCGGAAATAAGTCCATTTACCAAAGCTACCACAAGCTGTATTGCAGCTTCCAGTATCATAGGTAGATTCTCAATGATAAAGCTAACCAGTCCTGTTATGATCTGTATAGCTCCGTCTACCAATACCGGGATATTGTCAATTAAAGCCTGTACCAGTGTCATTATAATATCAAGGGCAGCCTGGATTATCATAGGTAGATTATCAGTAATGAACTGAAGCAGATTAAGAACTATCTGAACCGCTGAATCTATTAGCAGTGGTAAACTTTGTACGATTCCCTGTATCAAAGATAAGAGCAGTTGCAATCCCAGGTTAAGTATGGCCGGCAGCATGCTTACGAATCCTTGAATTAAACTGGTAAGTAATTGTACCGCCGCCTGAATTATCATAGGCAGGTTTCCTGAAATACCCTGGGTAAAGCTCTCCAGAATCGATATTGATGTCTCCGCAAGATCCGGCATTGCCTGTGTCAGTCCCTGCACAAGAGTAAGGATTATAGTAGTTGCTGCTGTTATAATAGAAGGCGCCTGCTGTCTAATCATCTTCTGGTAACCACCCAGACCACCGATCAAGGCTTTAATCATCTTAGGTGCCCCATCTTGAACAGCCTGAACCCCAGTACCTATCATATCATTAAATACGTTTCCAATTTCAGACGTATCCCCTGATTCAATAGCTTTACCAATCCTACCCGCAAATCCTTTCAGTACATTTACCGCATCTGATACAACAGGCGTAAGCTTCTTCCCGATTGGTTCCAAAACCGCATCTGTAAAGGTTCGTTTTAAGCTTCCAAAGGCACTTCCGAGATCATCATACTTTATATTATTAATCTCTGTCAGCGCATCTGTACCGCCTTGAATCTCACCATTTAGCTGGGACATGGAAAGTACGCCTTTAGCTCCCAGATCCTCCCACATGGTACCAAAGAGAGCCACTCCAGCAGCATTCTGCTTTACCGGATCCTGCATGGTTCCAAGCGCAGCGGTTACTTCTTGGAATGCCGCTTTTCCCTTGGCACCCCCGGCCGCAAAATCTTTTGTAAGCCGATTGGCATCCAGTCCCAAATCCTTGAACGCTTGTTTAGTACCGTCACTTCCATCTTTTGACCTTATTCCGAATTCTTTAATGGCATCTCCAAGCTTGTCAACGGAGAAAGTTCCGCTTTGGGCTCCATTCACCAGCATATTCATCATTTCTGTACTGGAGAAGCCCATCTGCTTGAAATGGGTACCATATTCATTCAGAGTATCAAGTAAATCCCCGTTTTTATTTAATCCGTATTGTGCTCCTTGAGCAATCAGGTTATATGCTTCATCACCCGAAATACCAAACTGGTCCATCATCATTTTAGCTGAGCGGACACTTTCGGTGACATCAAAGTCAAAAGTATCTCGAAGTAATAAAGCATTGTGGGTCAGACCCTCTAAATTCTTTCCAGTTTCACCTGAAATCTGTGCAACTGTAGAGATACTTTTTCCCAAATCAGCATAGTCTTCTCCCATATTGTCTCGATACAGGTTAGACATAATATCACCGAATTCGGCTTTGTAATCGTCTGCATTGTAGCCAGTCTGTGCCAGTGTAGAATTTACTGCCTGGTCTTTACTTATGGAAGTAGCTGTTGCCGCTGTAGCACCCGCCATGGCTACTGTGGCACCAATGACAATGCCTTTCGCAGCAATACCGGCAACACTCTTAAGACCAGAACCAATTTTCTTTAAAGCGGGTCCGGTCTTGTCAATCACTTTCACAGTGGCGGCCCAAATCTTACCTGTAACTTTTTTTATTTTTCCTGTAATCTTTGATACAAGAGGGGAAGCCATATCTTTAAGCTTAACCACTGGATATGCTACAGTACCGGCCACCTTTGCTAATCTTTGTCGGACCTTTCCAACGGCATTCGTTACCTTGTCTTTAAGAACTGCCAATGGCTGAATCTTTTGGTTGGATAATCCCTTTAATCTGGAAGCTATTGGCTTTATCCTATTTGTAACTCTATCCTTCAGATTAATAACAGGAGTAATAACCTTCTTCCCTAAGCTTTTTATCTTTTCATCAATGTCATAGACCTGTTTCAGGGCATCATCTTTGAAATCAACATAGGCTCTGACAGCTACATTAGTCTTATTCAAATCCTCTACTGACTTTTCCATTGCGGCCAGCTTTGACCTGGCTTCTTCTAAAACACTGAAATCAGCTCGTATTTTCTGCCACTCAGTAAATTTCTGCTTTGCCGACTCTATTTCAGCTAGCTTTTTTTCCAGACTGTCAATAGACTGCTCTACCCCAAGTTTCGTACTTACTTTAGTCTTATCAGTAAATTCAGCCTGTTTCTGCTTTAAAATGTCCAGCTTATCACTGTATGTTTGAATTATATCTTCTCCTGTTTCTGCAAGAGCACCGAAATGATTTAACTGCCCTTCTATCTTATCCATATTGAGCCCATCATCTAAATGAACCTTTAAAGCAATTTCCTTCTCTTCTATGGTATTCTTCAAAGATGCCATTTCAAGCTTTGCAGTTCGCATTACCTCTGCAATATTGGTACGAGCAGAGATATTAATATTCTGTGACTGAGACATCCTGACTAAGGCTTCCTTTGATTCATTAACCCGTTTTGTCATTGCTCCAACACCTTCGCTTGCCTTTTTCATCTTAGCAGATAACCGGTCCCGTAATGATAAAACCGCACTCAATTCCACACATCCACCTCCTTCCTTATTTTATTGATATTACTTTTTGGACTGCTTCTTCCGATCCTTCATAGTTAGTTCCAGGGAGGCATACATAAAATTCCTTACGTTACGAGGCTTCGCATATATTTCATCAGGAAAAAGAGTATAATTGCTCTCCTGAAGCAGTCTGTGAATTATTGCTGCTTCTCCGCCTCGGCTAATGAGTTTTTTATTGCTTCCATCCCATCGTCAAATCCAGAGACGTCCATAATGGCCTCTGTGAGCTGTGAAATCTCACCGATTAACAATCTTTTGCGGATTACTTTAGTCGGATCCTCTGTGCTGTATTTGGCAAGCAACTTAGGGTTATTCCAGTTGGGCTTTGTACATGCTGTTAAAATGAGCATACTGGATAATTTATCCTGATCGGTTTTCTCCTCAATCTGATGTGTACGTGGATTCTTAACCGGATACTTGCAGCGCTTTTCAAGCTGACCATATTCTTCTGAGGAAATTGCTTTTACGGTAAAATAAGAGTTAAACCGCTTCATGTATACCTTTTTTTCATCTCCATCCGGAGTTCCAAGGAGCGCTTCCAACAAATCCTCGTCTGTCTGTGTGACAGGTTCCACATAGGCATCTGCCGGCATATCCTCTACGTTTTCATATCCTGCTTTATTTTCTTTCATAATGTGCTCCTTTCAAAAATAGCGGCTCCGCAGAGCCGCAAACATTAACTTTCTTCAATTTTATCCAACCATTCCACTCCAACAAAGGTAAACGGCCATTCTTCTTCCACCATTGAACCAACTTCCCAGCCGACAATGGGAATCTTTGAAAACTTTACATGTTTCAGGCGGACACGCTCGTACCCATACGCTTCCGGGTCGTCCAGCTTAGATATCAGTTCGGTTACATACTCTGATTTCCGATCATCTGTGATTCTTGCCACATTCTGTACCAACTCTGATGTGATTTTGTATCCAGATATACTTCCTGAGCCTTTTAATCCAAGTAACTTCTGACCAGTCCATCTACTACCCGACATTTTCACATCACCATAGGAAGGTTCAATGTCTGCTGACATTTTATAAATATTGGTCAGCCACTTTCCTTCACAATGGCACTCACCGTAAGAGCCATTTATAACTTTGGTTTCATCCATATCTTATAACACTCCCTTCTTACAGAAAGACCTTATTAAAGATCTGTTCAATCTTATCAATTGTCAGGGCCTGCGTTTCCATATAAACAGTATCACCTTCACTGACAAGTGATTCACTTAACCCGACAAGGATATCTGGACTGATTACGTGCTGATCGGCCAGGGTTTCAAGATACTGGGAAATCCCACTGAGCAAGGCTGCTCTGCCATCACCATCATTATCCAGCTCTCCCAATACATTTTTCATGGCGTAACGGCCAATATCATAATCAATAGCTGCCATTGTAGAAATAGCTTTTATTTTCCGGAGTTTTTCCCCTGCTTCAGCTGTGAAACTGGTAAAAGTATTAATGCCTCTCTCAACTTTGACAGTGACCTCAAAGGTTTCAGGATCGGTATCTTTGAATAAAACAAAAGAGCCGGCAGTTGTGGCTTCACGGATTTCTGTATCACTCAATTCCGCTGTAACATTCACAATATCTTCCAACTCTTTATATGTAATAGCCTTATTAAGGGGTAGCGCCGCTATTGCTCCGGCAATCTGCGGTGCCATTTCTGCTGAACAGTACATATTGCCGGCAGCATCAATACCGCCAACAATACCGTTTATAATACCGTAGTTATCGCAGGCTTTTGACCTTGCATTCCCTACGGTCGGATCTTTATCATCTTCATGTGTCCCACCAATGACAAGCTGAATCATCTTCCCGGCATTCCATACTCTGCTCTGCCAATTCTTCACAGTAGTAAGCAATGATTCATCACATACACCATCCATGGAGATTGTATTTAGATAGGCGGTTTCAAATGCTGCCAGAGCTCTTATGTAATCCTCAACTTTTACACCACTTCCCGAATTGCCACCAGAAAAGGATATGGAGGCAGTTACTGCAAGTTCTGTATCACCGGTTTTGACCGCAGTCACCAGAGAATCATCATCACTGTTTATAGAGGCAACCAAAGCACTTACAACTGTCTTTTTTACTGTATACTTGCTTATCATAGAACTTCCTTCATAGATGGCAAGATTTACTGACTGTTCATCCTGAATATTTTCTGTGATTGCTGCCCTGAACTGATTTCCTCTGCTACCTTTATACTTGGCAATTAGCTTAAAACTGCCTTCAACAGTAGCAACTGCCTGTTCCGCTTCGGCTGTTGCCATACGGTATAAAATTACCCGGAATGGTTTGTATTGCTTTCCTCCCTTGGCAGCCCTCCGGGCTAAATATACAGTCCCGCCGGTACCAAAAGCGGAAATAATAGCTGAATCATCTTCACAGATGGTAAGCTGATTACAAGGACCCCAATCCGCTTTTATCGGAATACCAACAACGCCTTTCTTAGTAGCATCTATTCTGGATGCAGCCAAGGATACAAACCAGTTATATAATCCGGTGCGTTCCTTACTTTCACCCGGTTTCCATGTTCCACTTGACATGTTACCTTACCTCCTTTTTTAGAAATTCATCAATTGCCTGGCTGACTTCTCCCAGGGAATATTTCTCTTTCCTATCACATGTAAAAAGAGCTCCATAAATCACTTCCGGATAAACTCCTAAAAGCTCCTTTGAATTCTGGCATATTTCATCCAGACTGAATTCAGCTTTGCTGTTCATCTTCTACTACTTTCCTCCCTTCAATACTGACTTTATTTATAATATGCTGTATCTTGGGTACTGAATTACGTCTTAAATTCCGGGATTTCACCCTGGAAACCTCAATCATAAAAGCCACCATAGAATTTACATCATCGGTATCTGCAGCAACCCTTTCAATGGTAAAAAAGCATTCTGTATCTGGTATTGGTATCTTTTTCAAACCCATAAGATAATCTATCAGTTTTTCTTTATTCAATGTCAAACTGTCAATATCATCTTCTGCACAGTACATGTAAATTTCATATGTTTTCGTTTCTTTATACAACGTTTTTGTTAGTTCTTCAGTTTTTGTTGATTTATCCGGATTTATAAATAGAAAACAAGGCCGTTCAAATTTTTCAGGAACATCTATTTGGTACTGCATGATATCACCAAAAACTTCTTCTACAATATCCGAAAGTGCCCTATTTTCTGGCAACGGTAAATTATCCATTATCAAAGACCTCCTTAAACTTATCCAGTTCGTATCTTATTACCTCCGGAGCAGCTTTCTGCACTTCTTCAAAACCTATATCAAAGTACCTGACACCTTTATAATTATGTGAATTAACCATGATACCGGTTTTGGCACCTTTCTGATATATGAATTTTCCTCTGCCATCTATGGTACCAGGTACCCAATGCTTTTTTGCCTTATAACCATCATTGATGTATCTGGCATATTTGACACTGGATCCGACACACAAAGTAAACTTCCCGGCTTTTCCTGAAAAGGTCCATATATTACCGGCGCCGCCTCTGGACAAGGAATTCCATAACAATCCCGAATCAATCGCATTTGTATTGACAGTTCCTTTGAACTGGAGATAATTCCTGGTCTTTCCTTTATTTTTTCCTTTGGATACCGTGTTGGTCTTTTTGGCATACCTGGCATGCGGCCTTCCATCATTCTGCAGCACATCTTTGGCCTCATTTATAAGAACTTCTCCTAATGTGTCAAGAATGTTCTGAATAACCTCAGGCATATTCTTTTGAGCGGCTTTTAATAGCTTTTTTTCAAGTTCATTTAACCCATCAATAAAAAGCCCATCTTCCATGTCCTACGCCTCACTTTCCCGTTCTATTGAAACACGATTGTATTTTCCGGATGGAGAATATGGCTCTTCAACCTTAAAACGGTATGTCTCTTTCCCCTTTTTGTCTATCCAGCAAACAATGTTCCCATTTTCAACTGATACACTTTTGGGAAGCATAAGAACATAGTATGTATTTACCTTTACCCGTCCATTTTCTTCTGTATTAGTTGAATTTTTCCGGATAAATCTACACCTTTGGTTTTCATAGGCTTTCATATTAGGTACTTTTTTAGTAAAGTTTCCGATTTTTTCATTACCATGCTTATAGATATTGCATTTATGAATCAGCATTCTTCCTATACTCACATCAGATCACCCTTGCCCTTACGCTTCTTTTACGCTCCGAAATTGTTTTTCCACCAATTACCAGAAAATCAAGCTTTGAAAGTATAGAGGAAAAGGCAGACAGATTATTCTGATAAGAATATCCGTCCACACTTTCGCTGTTTTTGGTATCATCCTGGATCAGAGCTGGAACCAACTGAGCATTTACCACCTTAACCATATTGGGAATCTTATCATCAAATGAGATACCGCAGTATGCGTCAATCAGTTCTTTCCCTGTTTTCAGCAGATTTTCCAGAGTTTTATCAGATAACTGCTCCATGTCCTCTTCCAACACAACACCTTCAAATTCTCCGCCTGCTTTCAAATCATTGGCAGTCAGATACGCTTCCATTATTTCAATACAAAAAGCCCTGTAGAAAGAAGCTTTTTGCATGCTGTATCATCCGTAACAAGTGTCGGCTGATTCTTAAAGAAACGCATTCCGCAGCCAGTATAGGAAGCCGCACCTGTGAGAATCAACCAGTATTCTGCCTGTTTCTTCTTAGGTTGCTCTTCCTGTATCTGTTGCTCTTCCTGTATCTGCTCTTCCTTTTTCTCCTCTTCTTTCTTTTCTGGTTCTGGTTCTGATGCCGAGGCCGGTTCGGTTACTGGCTCTTCCTGCTGAACCGGTTCTTTGGACTCCGGTTCGACTACAGGTTCTTCTTCAAACGTGAATTCTTCCTGCTGTTGGATCAGATCTGTAGCCGGGCTTTCATTTTCAGCTACAACCATATGATTATCTTCTACTTTTCTTCCCATAAAGTTCCCTCCTATCAGGTTCTCTTATTTCCCATAACCAGAACATCAGGATTATGGATTTCAAAATCAAAGTCAGCAAGTAATGTATACTCATGGCGCGTTTTTCTTGGTACAACATCATGATAAGTCTCAATGTTTCCTCCATATACGCCATAGGCCAGGTTTTTCAGCGGAGTAACCATCTGTACATCATCAGAAAGGAAGCCCACCGGGATAATTTCAAATCCATCATAGGCCACATGATTGCCGCTGATCAGAAGACTGTCACCAAGAGCCGTGTTTCTTTCTGTCAGTTCTTCCTTATACTCTCGGTTGACATTATGAGACACCAGGAGCTTAAGGAGGCTCTTATCTTCCTGCTGATACATCTGAAAGTATTTGCTCGGTACAGCTCCGAGCAGCGTTTTAAAAAGTTCCCTTTTCGATGTAATTCCCGCATTATCAATTTTATGGGTTCCGCCATCTGCTTCCCCTATGGCAACCCAACCGTTATTGATATTCAGGAAATCATCAGTTGAGGTTTCATTACCATTGAAAGCAAGATCAATGGTGTCATTTGCGA